ATCGACGATATGTTGGCTGCTCAAAACTCTTACGGAGCGGGCGGTACTTCATACGGTTTGTTTGACAATGACGAGAACATGGCTTTGAATCTTGGCTTCACAGGATTCCGTCGAGGCTATGACTTCTACAAGTCAGATTGGAAATACTTGAATGACCCCACAATGCGTGGTGGCCTTCCAACAGGTGCAGGTTCAGGTCGTATCAACGGCTTGTTGGTTCCTGCAGGTTCTACTTCAGTGTATGACCAAATCTTGGGCAAGAACGCTAAGCGACCTTTCCTCCACGTTCGGTACCGCGCTTCAGAAACTGAAGACCGTCGTTACAAGACTTGGATTACGGGTTCTGCAGGTGGAGCTTCTAACTCATCTTTGGATGCGATGGAGGTACACTTCTTGTCAGAGCGAGCAGTATGCACCTTGGGTGCTAACAACTTCTTCATCTTTGAGGAGTAATCTTTAGAGGGTGGGGGTTTAAACCCCCACCCTTTTTTTTAATCAAATCAAATTCAATTCATATGGCTAAGCAACTAAAGCCTGTCGATAGGTTCTATCGACTCACAACAAAAGCTACCCCCCTTTCTTACTTTATCCCTACTTCGGGAAGTAAGCGTAGACCCCTTTTATATTGGGACGAAAAGACCGGAACGAATCGCGTTATGCGGTACTCTCCTAATCAGCGGTCTATTTTCGAAGAAGAACAAGATGCAAACGTATTGCGTGAGCCTATTGTTTTTGAAGACGGCCAACTGTACGTTCCCAAGAACAAGCCTTTGCTTCAAGAGTTTCTTGCATTGCATCCCCTCAACGGTAAAAAGTCCTGAATGCAGAAGTGGATGCGCTTGTAGCGTGTCGAGAGCTTGACATTGAGCAGGTCGAAAACATTATCCGCGTGGCGTTTGGAATTGACCCATCTACGCAAACCACGGCTGAGCTTCGACGAGACCTTTTGATTTTCGCTAAGAACAATCCAAAAGATTTCTTGACCATTCTCAATGACCCCAATCTCTCACTGCAGTCTAACGTCAAAAGCTTCTTCAATCAAAAGCTCTTGGCTTTCCGTCGAGACAAAAAAGAAATTTGGTTTAACACGCCAAGCAACAAGAAGAAGATGATGACCGTTCCGTATGGTGAAGACCCTTACCATGCTTGTGAGCAGTTCTTCCTTACTGATGAAGGTGTACTTGTTTTAGAGCATCTAGAGAAGTACCTTGACTAAGATAGATTTACGATTTCACCTCGACATGGTTTGGGTTATGCCATTGGATGTTATTGTAAGTGAAGGGGAGCCAAGTGGCTCCCTTTCTTTTTTATCTATCTTTGAAAAAAGGCACCCCCTATGATTAATTCGGTTAGAAACACAGTTCTTGCAATTCTGAACAAGAACAATTACGGATATATCTCGCCTCAAGATTTTAATCTGTACGCAAAGCAGGCTCAGCTAGAGCTGTTTGACGAGTATTTTGCCGCATACAACTCAGCTATCAACGACGAAAATCGAAGAACGTCAGGTACGGGCTATGCGAACATGACGAAACAGATGCTTGAGGTTATTGATTATTTCTCTGTTACTCGCGACCTCCCGCACTATCAGAACAATCAGTTTTATTTGCCGTCTACTCAGCAAGGCGCATCATCTACGGGAGATGATTTCTACTTGATGAACAAGATTTTGTGCTATGACATTACGACTACTCCTCGAACCTTGAAGGGAGAGGCTGAGCCTGTAACCCATAGTAACATCACACTTTTGAACACTTCGCTGTTAACTGCGCCGGATGAAACCTATCCTGCGTACACCATTGATGGGCCATACATCACGGTTTATCCCGCCACGTATGACACTCTTACGGAGGTTCAAGCTCAATACATCCGATACCCATTTGCTCCTAAATGGACATACTCTGTTATTACAGGAGGTGAGCCTGTGTTTGATGACTCACAAGCTGACTATCAAGACTTTGAGCTTTCTATCGATGATGAGTATATCTTGGTGAATAAAATCTTGCAGCAAGCAGGAATGGAAATCCGAGAGGCTGAGGTTGTACAATATGCGACCACTCAAGAAACCCTTCAAAATGCCCAAACATAATGGCTTACATTACTGACTATCAATATTATGAGAACGGGGGCACCGCACCTCAAAATGCTAATTGGGGGTCGTACCAATACGTCAGCTTGCAGGATATTGTAACCAACTTCCTGTTGATGTACAATGGGAATCACTCGTTGGTAAACAATGAGGAGCGATACAAGGTACTGTTTCACGCCAAGCGCGGTATTCAAGAGTTGAACTACGATGCGTTGAAGGAAATTAAAATCCTCGAACTAAGCGTGTGCAACACCCTGCGCTATGTGCTGCCTCAAGACTACGTCAATTGGGTTCGGATATCCTTGTACAAGGACGGCGTTCTCCGTCCTATGAGCGAAAACATTCAGACCAATTGGAGTGATGCGTACCTGCAGGATAACGACTGCCGAATCTTGTTTGACATCGACGGCAACATTGCGCGACCTGAGTTTTCAGATATTGATTATCAGCGCATTACGAACACCAAGAAGAGCATCTACCTGAATCAAAACAACCCTCAGTTTGATGGGATGGAGGGGTGGAACGTAGATGGCGGTTGGTGGTTTGACTATCAGATTGGCGCACGATATGGCCTCAATACTGAAACGGCTAACGCTAATCCCACGTTTAGCATCAACAAGAAGGCAGGCGTAATCAACTTTAGCTCGGATATGAGCGGTGAGCTTGCTATCCTTGAATACGTTTCGGATGGAATGGAGAATGGTGTCAATGCAGATATCAGCCTCAATAAGTTGTTTGAAGAGTACATCTACGCTTACATTCAGTACGCTATCCTTGATGCCAAGTTTGGTGTTCAGGAATACGTAGTGAACCGAGCAAGAAAAAAGAAAGCAGCCTTGTTGCGAAACGCTAAGATTCGCATGAGTAATATTGACCCCGGTAAGCTTCTAATGAACCTGCGCGGGCAGGACAAGTGGATAAAGTAATATGGCTACTACAGTACAGAATTTTCTGAAGGGGCGAATGAATAAAGCCCTTGATAAGCGTATCATTCCTGAAGGAGAATACCTTGATGCGTTGAACATTCGCTTGGGTTCTAACTCGATAAGCGACATTGGTAGCATTGAAAATTCTGATGGAAACACTAAGCTTGTTGACCTAGAGTTCAATAACATTGCTTTTGGTTCTAACGCTATCTGCATAGGGGCTTATGAGGATGGTGCCAACGAGACCATCTATTGGTTTGTTCATCAACCTTCAGGCTTTATCCAAAGTGCGACAGGCAAGTTAGATGCCATTGTTTCCTACAACGCCTTGACGGGCAGCACTACCTATCACCTTGTTAGCTGCGACGACGGAGGAGGAGTCAACACTACGTTGAATTTTAGCGACCGATACCTCGTCAACGGTGTAGACCTTGTAGATGACCTGCTCTTTTTTACGGACAACTACAACCCTCCTCGTAGGATTAACGTCAAAAAATCCTACCCTCAACCAAATACATCAACGTATGTGGACGACCCCATTACGTATGATGACATCTTGGTTATCAAAGCTCCCCCGATTGAGGCACCTGCTATTGCACCTTCACTGATTTCGGGAGGAGAGAATTATTTGGAAGAAAGGCTTATCTGTTTTGCTTACCGCTATCGCTACGCTGAGAATGAGTATTCTGCTACCTCTGCTTGGTCGAAACCTGCGTTTGCTCCACGCACCTTTTCGTTGGATAATACCTCGTTCTTGAATGCGGGTATGGTTAATTACAACAACCACTGCACTATCTCATTTAATTCAGGGGATAGCTTGGTAAAAGGAATTGACCTTCTGTTCAAGGATATGGCGACCAACACTATCCGAGTAATTGAAAAGCTTGACAAGGCAGAAGAAAGCTATTCGGACAACACCACCTACAACTATTCGTTTACGAACAGCAAGATATACACCGTGCTTACTGACACGGAAATTTTGCGTTTGTACGATAACGTACCCCTGTTAGCGAAGGCGCAGACTACCATGGGTAACCGTCTTATGTATGGTAACTACATTGAGGGGTGGGACATAAAAGATTCAAACGGTAACCCTGTTTACCTTGATTACCAAACCTCTGAGGTAAAGGAGGAGATAGGCTTTACAAACCTAACGACCACTTTAGGGACTGCCGGGTATAGCTATGGCCCTGTTACGGTAGTTATTGATGATGCTCGGTTAATAGTGGACTTCTCTTCTGTCAACACAATTTTGGAGGCGGGCAGTAGCTTTACATTGGAACTGCAGTTTAATCATGATTCATTTGCCAATGATGGCATGACCAACGTCCCTGCGCAGCAGACAGCAGGAGCATCGGTAACATGGACATATATCTTGCCTCAAAGCTATTCGTCGGTTACTGAAATGGTGCAGGCACCTGCGTTTTCAAGCTTTGTAGGAAACGCAAGCAACATTCAAACTGACCCTGCGAATTACTGCACAGGAACCACATTGACGGATGTGTTTAACTGTGCGTTGTTAGATGCCTTGGTAGGAGGGGTTCCTAGCCCCGTAGATAAGTATCTCAGTGGTATTGATGCCGCATCAGAGCCTGTTGAAATAGGTCATACTGCGGGTCAGGATACGGTTAGCTTCACCTTCCCTGCTATGCGTTACGTTGATAACACAACTACGCCTACGCTTGGGGTTTATGAATACCTGAATATCAATCCATTAGATGTCACCTTCCAAAGAGAAGAAAACACCGAGAGCCTTCACAGCAACCGAGGGTATCAGGTGGGCATCATGTACATGGATAAGTTCAGCCGTTCAACCACCGTACTGACAAGCAACAATAACACGGCGTTTTTTGCGTGTGGTGATTCGCCTACCAAGAACAGTATCCGCGTAACCATTCCTCCTTCACAGGTAGCCCCATACTTTGCTACACGCTACAAGTTTGCTATCAAGCCGGATGCGGAAACCTATGACACTATCTACTCTAGCATCTATTTCTACGACCCCGCTACGGCTCACCATTTCTTTTTGGTAGAAGGAGAGAA